CCGAAAAGAATATTAATTTATTCACTACAAACTATGAGTAACAAGCTTAAAATCACGAGATAATTCTACCATCAGTATAATCTTTATTGAACTCGATCCTTGATACCACAAGGTGCTTTGGTTTACCACTAATTGTCAAATGACTAGATTGACAGACTAAGTCTTCTGGCGATAAAATAAATGCATTCTCTGATATCAGTTTAAGCAATCTTGATTTTTTTCTACTATTAATCATTCCATTACTAAATGATTGATTCAGTATTTCGCCTACCTTTCTGGGTAAAGATTGATCAAAGTGAAGTATCCTATGTTCAAGATTCTTAAGGTTATAAACCTCCTCAGCCTTTCCAATGATTACATTATTCTTAAGCAATTCAAGAATCAAGTTAACAAAAATTATTCTCTTGAAGGTGAAACTGTTAGATAAAACTACGTACCTCCAGTCCACTGCTACACTTTTATTGAGAATCTTCTGTTTCTTTTTCCCCACTGATCCTAATCGAAGTATTTCAGCATAAAATGATGAGTCCTCTTCTTCCTCATCATTTGGATACCTCAATAGGGATGGATCACTTTGCTTATCAGTTAAAATGGACTCTGTTAAATTAAAAGCATCCAATATTGCTCTTCTCTTCCTGTCATCAATCATGTCGATTTTCCCTGATATTTCATCCAGAGCTTGATCAGTTACAGATATTTTATTCTTAGTTAATCTTTTGAGCTTTGTTTCCTCAATTTGAGTACTTAGCTGAGAAGAATCCTCAATTCTGCCAAACATTCTCAGGTCAAGATTCATAGTCTCATTTTCTGTTGCAACAATCTCATCATGAAAAGAGCCATCCTCATTTACCTTATAATTTAGAAAACAACAGATAGGCTGCCCACTCATCAATACAGTCAAGTCCTTCTTCTCCTGCACTAAATATTCAATTAGAGCATATCTTGACAGATTATCAACATAAAGACCTTTCATGTCAATCACAGATAAATTATAGTCTAGTTTAGATATATGAGGTGTTACACTGGGTGCTAAGTTTGCTCTATCTGTCCGTTTGAAAATCATGTTATTTACGTCAACAGTTATATCATATATCTGCTCATTTGACGATCCAACATAATAGCAGAAATTCGTTATTGGTGAACTATACCATAAATGATGTTTTCAAACATGCTTAACTTGTATGGAATTCCGACAGGTATATTAACTACTTGCATGTAATCAACATCTCTCATCTCTCTCACTGATATGATCTGTGTGACAGAACCTCCAGATATTGAGAAGTCATCGAGTGCCTTTCTTGAAGTTAAATAAGCAGACTCAAAGCTAGTCTTATCTATTAAGCCATCAGGTATGTCCTTGATATTATATCTTGAACTGTGTCTATATATATGTGATATAAATGACTCTGAACTAAATCCAGATGTAAGCCAAGGTTCATACATCAATGTGCTCAGTGCGAATGTGAGTGGATCAAGCTCTTGAGTATAAGATCTCTTGAGATTGACTGTTCCAAATTTTTCAATTCTCCTTGTCTTATAGTCAACTGTCTGGATTATATGCGGTTGGTTGACTTCTAATGATAAGATTGAAACTAATGACCTATCTTCAATCATTTCCTTAAGAAACGCTTGATAAGTTAACATTGTCACTCCCATTATTCTTAAGTACTCATTAAGAGGTGCTATTATTTTTTCATTCTCTTTAAATCTCACTAACATGTTTTTATAGTGTTCTCTTCCACTTGAGCTGATAATTGATTCTAAATTAGCGAGTATCGTAGCTCTAGTGAGTATGTTGTATGAGTCATATGGTTCAAGATTTTTAATTTTGTTTTTTGTCCGGAAATTGTTCTTTGTTGGGAAGTAAAGCCACTCTAATTTATTTTCATCTTGTTGAGTAATTCCTGGTAAGCCATATATTAAATCAGATTTCTTTGGAAAGCCTACTTTAAGAGGATTAATTTTCCATTGCCTACATCTAATCATATAGTTACTGTAAAAAATAGCATCTGCCACTTCTCTTGTGCAACCTGAGTTTATTGAGCTATCATAAGAATGAAAGCAACCCTGGAAGTCTCGTAAGAAATTACCACTCGTCCCTGCTTCTGCTAATGAGTTGATGAATTTAAGATCATTTGAGCCAAATCCTTCATTCCCAAAATAAAAAGAATTGAACTCAGCATAGTTCTCAGATAAAATATTCTTATAATCAGAAGTTTTAATTGATAGATACATGAAAAAGCTACCAATTTTAGATAGACTACTTCTCAGATATTCTACTATATCCTCTGCACTAACTCTTTCCGATCTGAAAGGCGAAGGTATGGCTATTATCACTAGATCATCTGAAGTTACAAAAGGTCTTAAGCTTATATCTTCTTTCTTTAACGGAGCAATGCATCCATCATTTATATACTCCATGTATGTGTCCAGGACAGATGCGTGATATAAAGAAGAACATCTATGAAAAATACCTTGACCCATATGAGATCTAGCTAATAAGGAAGGCATTGAATATATCACATTTGAATACTTAAGTAGCTCTGGTATCCAACTAGGCATCTCAAAAGCTTTGAACTCAGACAACAAGCAAAAAAGTGTAGGTATGTAATATTCAGTTGTGACTTGCTTTGTTAGTAAGAGCATCAGACCAAAACAAACAGTTGTAAAATTGGGCCCCCATCTTGTCTGATCAGCTGTAAGCATTATTCTCCTCTTAGTGTTGAATGCTTCTGTGAAGGCATCAGACAGGACAGTCAGTTTGTTCTGACGATCAAGAAGATCTATAGAACTAGCTTCTGATATTTTCTTTGCATACTGCTCTGTGATGTTCTGAAGTATTCTAAAGCTTGACGTAAGTATTGAAATTTCTCTATTACCACCCACTTGTGGTTTATCGAAGATACGCATGGTTAGGTCTACTCTGCTATTAAGCAACTTTATTGCCAACCTGCTGGTAGAATTTGTACTAAAAGCCGTAGATAAGCTATTAAGTGAATCAGCAGCTGATGTTGACAGACCTGAGATGGAATCATGACTTGATCTTGCTGTGCACAAGCTAGATAATGACTGAACAGATCCCTGAAGTCTTTTTGGATTATAACAGAGTTTTAAAAAACTCTTCCTTATTATTAGTATGGATATTGGTGAAAACGTAAATCTGCCATCAGTCACTTTGGACAGGTGTTCTAACATGTCTATGTGATTCCTAAAACCAATTGCTCTCTTGTCCTCAGTTAACCTAGTAACTCTCATGAAGTCAGAATAGATTTCAGATATCGGTTGTTTTTGCCTGTTAAATAATGTTATCTCATCTATTAGGTCTAGTGTTGTCTCTTTAAGATGTCTTTTCCTACCATATGTTTTCTTTGGACATAAGTCATACAAGAAGCACTCATAGCCAATATCTGTAAAAGAGAATCTGAATGCAGGTGTTCTTCCCCAGGTAAGTCTATCTTTTTCAATGGTGTCCTTCATGAATGTGAATAAGTAGATAAATGAAAATCTGCTTCGATCTTCCTCTCTTATTTCTTTTATTGTCTTCTTGAGTGCTTTGACTGACAGAGGGCTTTTCATACACAGTCCAGAAGCGACATACCTATAAGGCTTCAGCCATCTAGATGCACCCCATGAGTTTTCATTGATTAATCTGAAAGCTAAAATCAAGTAATTATGATAATATTTTTCATTTTCTAAGTGCTTTGTGCTAACACATAATGAGATCATTCTTTCTGTGGAAGTTTCATTATTTTCTAAATCTGATAACCTCCATTTTTCTGTTCTATACATGCTATTTCCAATAAAGTAACTTACATATGCCACTCCCTTATCATCTGAGAATAGCATGCCAGATATTAGTACTTCTGCATATATGTTATCATCTAGCCAGTGAAAAACCTTAAGCTTATCTCCATCCTTGTAAACATTTTTAATGGCTGAAACTATTCTTCTCTTAAACCTACTCTCGAAATAATCTCTGTTTCTAGAGATGAACTTTATTGTTTTGATTCTTAGATCAAAAGATTTAAGTAGCACCATATGGTCTGGATCAATATCAATACTAAACTTAAGCAAGATTGGTTCATCTTCACTTACAAGGAATTTTGACGACTCATATGGAGTCAATTCACTAAATTCTTTGTTCGTCACCATCTTTTCTATCGGGCCGAGAAACTTCGGGTCAACTCTACTCTTGATGTATCTTATCGTTTTAGCTAAGGTCTTGAATCTTTTTAAGTACGCATTTGTTACTTCACGGTTAAACAGTTTATTTTGTAATCTCTCCTTTGGATATTCTGCATATGACTCATATGCCTTCGGATGGACTCTCACTTTATCTAGCTTATATGCATAAAAGGGTTTTTGATCTTTTAATTCATCTGATCCAATGTCTCCTCTGCCATTTTCATCTACACTTAACACAGTTGGGATGATTTCAGACATGTATGAAGCCTCAGAGAATTGTTCCATAATACTACTAGCTAAATGCGATAATGATTCTGAATCAGGAAAGCAGTAATGTTCTCTGATAGTGTAGTTATCCAGATCTATTTTAGCAGCTTCAGTTAACAATAGATCTGATAATTCTATTAGTAATTCTTCCATTCTTGAATAATTCATAGATGGATCTTCTTTGAGTCTATTTTTAATTATTTCTTCTACCATGTTTGAATCTTCAATTAGATTGTTTGAGCCGCTAAAATAATCCAACAGCTCCTTGGTATAAAACATTTTTTCCCCACAGAATTCTGATTGATCTTTAATGATATCATACATGACCGAGTTTGACCCAGTGTCACAGTCTGTAGACATTTTTTTAAGCCATTCAAACTCTCTTATCCTTGGTATGAATGCATATTTGTTAACCGTCAAGATTTCTGATCTTGTAGATCTCTTTGAAATTAATTTTAACTTGTCAATAGTGTTTGATGATCCTATGTCGATAAGTATTCTCTTAGGTCCATTGAACCATATAAGGTCTGGTTGATATGAGCCCATATTCTCTTCAAACTTGAATTTACCATCGAGCATTTCAACTACCATCAAGGTTGAAAACTGATGAAGAAGCATTGACGGTGATGATGATGAGGTGTCTTTAGTTAAGCAAGAAGCAGACAATTCATATATGTCGTTTATTCTCTTGTTACTTACCTGCTTAAATTTTAAGTTGTCCATCTTGAAGTTTGCTGTTAGGATTACGTTGTCCAAGTCATCAAAATAAGTTCCACCATCTTCTCTACTTACATTTATAACAAATGAACCATTAAGTTCTTCAGTATTCCATGTCAACTTATCAAAAGTGAAAAGTTCTTTAGCTTCATAGCTTTCTTCTAAAGTTGAGTGTGGTATGTCTGAAGGGTCTGGCATTGTGAGGAAATCTTCATAAAGTTTAGACATTATCTTTGACTACTTAATAAGTGAGTGTTTAATGTCGTTGATATCTGAATTAAATAGGG